CCATCTATTTCTAATGCTGTTAATGCTACTTTACCTGCAGTAGATATTGTATCTAATTTAGAATCTGCTATCGCTGCACTTGATGCTATACTTGCGTTAACAACTGCGTTTGCTGCAAGTTGGTCTGCTCCAACTGCATCATCTGCAATCTTAGCTTGAGTTACTGCATCATCAACTATAGAAGCAGTTACTACAGCACTAGATGCTAATTGGTCTGCACCTACAGCATCATCAGCTATCATAGCTTGTTCTACTGCATCATTTGCAATAGTTAAAGCACCGCTATCTGAAGCAGTTGCATCACCTGATACTGCAGAGAAAATATATTTTTTTACTCTTGTAAATTCTGATTTACGTTCTGTGCCACCTGCACCATCATCAACAATTAATAAATCTGCATCTACTAAGTCTGCACCTATATCAGTAGCACCGTCTATTTCTAATGCACCAATATCAACTTTACCTGCAGTGGATATGGTAGATAGTTTACTGTCAGCAATAGAACCTGCCAACATTCCATTTGTTACTGTACCACTATCACCACTACCAACAAGTGTACCTGAAGCTACTGGTAATACTAATACCGCACTACTTCCTGCTGAGTGAGGTTGTGCTTTTAATGTTTGTGCGTGTGCGTTATTTACTTCACAATAAAACTTTATTTGTGATACAGAACCAGAACCTGAACGCATATCAATATTACCGTCACTAATAATAATTCCGCCTGTAGAACCATTGCCATCAATAATAACTGTGCCACTACCATTAGGTAATAAATTAATATTACCATTTGATACTGATACAATATCATTACCATTAACGTCTAAGTCTCCACCTAGTTGTGGTGTAGAATCCTCTGCTAAGTTTGATATAGCACCTGAAGCTGCTAATCCTGCTGTTAATGTAGACCTTGTAATTTTTTTAAGTCCACCAC